GTTTACTTCTCCATTCCTCTGGCCATTTCTTTTTTGCATATACCGTGTATTGAAATAATACTCTGTCTCTACCATCTTCAAGTTTTTCTCTTGTTAAAGATTCCAAACAAGGTGGTCCATCACTAAATTCAGATTGTGGTCTTTCTATCTTCAACGACTGTAATTGTTCTGGGGTGATTCGTTTTACGCTAGATAAAAAGGCATCTATTGTAACGGCATTTCCAGAATTGTCATAAGCATATCTTGTTGAATTTTTACAATTAAAGTATGGTAAATTAAGAAAGTTTCCTGTATCATCTTGCGATTTTAATTCAATCTGTTTTGGAAACACCTCTGCATTACCAAATCCTAATATAGCACTGATAGAAGTTAGTTTATCTCGCATAAGTTTTGCTGGTACGAAATTGTTAGTAAATAAAAATATATGTGCACCACCACTTTTAGATCTGCAAACTGTTAGCGGTAATGTGTAAGCGTTAATTTTTTTGATAATTTCTTTGTGGTCTAATGTATATTTATCTACATCTATACAACCCCATATACATTTGTTGTCTTCATTAATTGGTATGATACCAAGACTGGGTTCTATTCCGTTTAAATGATTTTGCCAAAGTTGATCTACAACAGGTTCTCTTTTTACAAAAGATTTACCTTTTATTTTAAGTCCATCGGAACCTTTTTTGTCAACGTACGTGCAGCCGTGCGCTCTCTGTAATCCTGTAAATAGTTCTACAAACTCTTTCATAAATCCTTTTCAGTGGTAAGGGCGGATCCACTCTCGCTTAGCCGCCCCATACCTATTCATCCTGACCGAATGAATTTTTTAATATGGTGAATTGGATTTGGATTCTTGTTCTCCGTGCTTAGCTTCAACATTGCCTTTGGCTACATTCACACCAAAGTCTTTTGCTATGTTGTAAACACCAGCATCAGAAACAGGACCAACTCTTGCTACATCCCAACCAAACCATGTGCCTTTGTCGTTAGACTGTTGCACAGTTTTTAGTTTATAAATGTGGCTGTATGTTGGCGGAGTAAACATTCCGTTTTTACCCTGCATCTTAAGACCCATCATCATTGAGTTCCATTTTCTACTAACTTTAAGTTGAGTAGCTTTCATGGATATCAACGCTGTAGTTGGGTTCTTACCAAGAACAACTACGAAATGACTAGCTGTGTTCTCAAGATAATTACCATTAGCTAATCTATCTTTGTTAAACTTATCTCTCGTAGTTTTAGGCAAGTCATCACCAGCTTCGTATATTTTTACTGGTGCTCCTTGACTCTCACCCCTGTCTTGCCATTCTATGTACTGTCTTTTGTAGTGCACAGGAATGACATCTATCCCCTTTTCTCCATCATAAATTTCGTTTGTAACGGTATTTATGATCATGCCTGGTTCTGCCCCCTCGACATGTTTAGCATCCCTCTTGTTGCATTCAGGAGATAGTTGGCCAAGTACTTTTAAGAACGGTAACGCAAGATCTTCTTGCGTCATGTTTAAACCTTGACCTGCATCAGCTTCAAAATTTACTGCAGCTAATGCTCCGTTCGTCTTCTTTGTTACATTGTTCATGTTTATTGTTTCCTTTTTATTGTTGTTTTATTTCCAACAAATATGTTGAAAAGTTCCGTTGGCATTTCTTTACCACCTTCCAATCGTTCACGGACTAACGCTTTCAGGGTCATAGGCTCTACCTTCAACTTTTGTGTCGGTTCGAGCCCTTGACCCTTCGCAAGTTCAGCATACGCTGATGCCTTGTCATCCTCAGAACGTCCAAAGGAGACGACAATCTCATTCTTGATGATATCGCCGAGTCCGTTCTGACGAAGCCAGTTAAACGCCTTCTCTTTATTTGCCTGAGTAATAGTGGCGCTATAATTTGTTTTAACTTCTACAGATGATCCATCTGCTAGTTTAAGAAAAGATAAACCCATTTCTGATAACATTGTGGGTATAACTTCTCCTGATAAATTTTCTAAATGTTTTTTCTTTTGTTTAAGTTGTTGCTCATCTGATTCGATGGCACTTTGTATGGCTCGCATCTCTTGTATTTTGTCTGCAAGTTTATTTATATTTGTTGTTTTGTTTATAACCTGTTCTTGGTCCTTTTCAAAATCAATCGTCATTCTTTGCTCCTGTTCCGTAAACATCAATCTCAATAGGGTAGTATTTCTTTTCTTGTCTATCCCACTTCAAAAGATTAAATTTACCATTTGTTATGTCTGATACCAAACAACAAACTACACCTATAATAGCAGGATCTCCTGTTAATAGCAAATAGTCTGTAGGTTTGAAATCTTTGACTAAGTTTTTTAGTTTGAAAATTAAGGGACCAGGAGAAAAAATCATTTGTGATCTTTCATCCAATAGAAATTTAAGATTGCCATACTCAGATGCACCCATAATATTAAATTTAGGACGACCTTCTCTTGTACCTGCAATCTCTTGCACAACCCATACGTTAGGTTTAGATTCTTTTATATCTTTGTAATCCATACTTTCAAAACTTTCATGTTGACTTTCTAGCAGAATCCTATATACAAGTCAATAGAAAGATGAGATATAAATTTAAAACTAAGCCGTATGCACATCAGCTAACTGCGTTAGAGAAATCTTGGCACAGAGATACGTTTGCATATTTTATGGAAATGGGCACTGGCAAAACAAAAGTGCTAATTGATAATTTAGCAATGCTTTATGATAGAGGTAAAGTAAATGGTGCTTTAATCATTGCACCTAAAGGTGTTGTTGGAACTTGGTACAACCAAGAGTTGCCTGCACATTTACCAGAACACATAGACAAAGTGGCAGTAATGTGGCAAGCAAATATAAATAAAAAACAACATAAAAAATTAAAAAGTGTTATGGCTCAAGGACACGAACTTCATATACTCGTTATGAATGTAGAAGCTTTTAGCACAGAAAAAGGTAAGGACTTTGCTACGTCTTTTTTAATCGCACACAATGCTCTTGTGGCTATTGATGAAAGCACAACCATAAAAAACCCTAAAGCTAAAAGAACTAAAAACATATTATCTCTTTCTCATCTTGCTAAATATAGAAGAGTAATGACGGGTTCTCCAGTAACAAAAAATCCATTAGATTTATTTACGCAATGCTATTTTCTAGATCCTTTTCATTTAGATCATGAGTCTTATTTTTCATTTAGAATGAGATATGCCATTATGAAAACGGCGCATATATCTGGTAGATCAATACAACTTGTAGCTGGTTTTAAAAACTTACCAGAGCTATCAGAAAAACTAAAACCATTTTCATACAGAGTATTAAAAGAAGATTGTTTAGATTTACCAGACAAAATATATATGAAACGACAGATAGAACTAACACCAGAACAACAAAAAGTTTATAAACAAATGCGTAAAGAAGCTCTCGCAACTTTAAATGGTAAAACTGTTACAACCATGACGGCACTTACACAACTAATGCGACTACAACAAATAACTTGCGGTCATTTTGTTGCTGATGATGGCACAACACAAAACATAAAGAATAATAGAATGTCTGAACTTATGGACATATTAGATGAGATAGAAGGTAAAGCCATTATATGGGCACATTGGCAAAGAGATGTACAACTAATAAAAGAATCTTTGGAGAAAGAATATGGTCCAGGATCCGTGGTTGATTATTATGGGCTAACGCCTCAAGATGAACGACAAAAGAACAAGGATAAGTTTCAAAAAAACTCTAAGTGTAGATTCTTTGTAGGCACGCCACAGACGGCTGGTTATGGTATTACTCTTACAGCGGCTAACACGGTTATATATTATTCTAATGGATATGATCTAGAAAAAAGAATGCAATCAGAAGACAGAGCACATAGAATAGGACAAAAGAAATCAGTGACATACATAGATATTATAGCTGATGACACAGTAGATACCAAGATAGTAAAATCTCTTCGTAAGAAAATAAATATAGCTTCACAAGTTATGGGAGAAGAGTTAAAACAGTGGATATGAAACCACCTTTTCACTATAGAATGGCGATACTTATGTTAGTTGGAGCGTGTTCACCCGTGTTGCTAACCACTATGTTTAATCATTTCTTTGATTATTCTGTTAAAAGATCTATGGAATTAACTTTTATATGTTGTATTCCGATCGCAGTATGGATGGCCAGTAAAATTAACGAACGCTGGCATGACGATAGAGAGGATTAAAATATAAATCTTTCTAATAATAGTATTGCCACGGTCCCCACCGCAGCTAAAAGAACCCAATAGATTTTGTCTATTTTACCACCCAATTTATGAATACCGTTGTGCATGTGATTAATATCTTTTTTGACACCTTTAATGTGTCCGTACAGGGATACGATATGTTCTCTAGTTGTTTTAGGTTCAATGGCCATTAAGTTCTAGTCCTTTGTCTTATAATCTGTTCTTCGGGGGACAATAGAGCAGTTTCTGTTTGTGTCAACCCTGTTTGTGGTATCACTTGAGCAGTTTGTTTAGGCACAACAGGCATAGGAGATTGAACTACAGCCGTGTTTGGTAGAGTTGTGGGCACACTTGTGTAATCATCTCGATCTATTATAAATTCATCATCTAATCGTTGTCTAAATAATCTTTTCCTAATTCTTGAAATTTCTCTTATAGCTCTTCTGTCTAAAGGATTCGGTATTCCTTTTTCTTTTGCTAGTTCTCGATATTTTTCTTTCATGTTGTCTGATATATTAAAAGGTTTAAATCTACCTCTTTCAATATATTTTAATAAATCACCCGCACCTCTATCATTAAATATTTCTGAAATTTCTCTTTTAGTCATTCCTAATTCTCTTGCTGCGAGATAGACTTTTCTCATTTTATTATATGTTTCTAATCTTTTTTCATTTGCATCTATAAATTGTTTTACAACTTTATTGCCGTCAGTTACAGGATCACCAGATAAAGTTCCTGCATAGATCAATCTTCTTTCATCTCTAGTGTCTCTATTAAATTCCTGTATCTTAAAGTTTAAAGTTTTTTCTGGATTGATTGGAACAACTCTAAAACCAAACAAACCAGCTAGTTCATCTGTCACTTCGAAGTCTTGACCTTTAATTGTTTGTTTAAAAGCTGCAGCACCAAGTCTTCTTAATTGTGGCACAGAACCAGGTGATAATCTGTATGCAGCTTCAATTAAACTTTTTGATAATTTTGCTCCAAAATCATCTCTTGGATTCCAAATTCTAGAACCATCAGCTCTAGTACCATTTCTTACAAAAATATCTAACACGGTTCCTACGTATATTGATTCACTTATAAACGGATCTACAAGTCTACCCACTGCTTTTGCAAGACCAGTTGCAATACCCGTAATTAAAGGTTCTTCTGCTTTTTGATCAACTTGCGAAAGAACTGCTGCTGGGACTTGTGAAACAGTGTCATAAAAAAATCCGTGACTAAAATCTACATAGTAATATTTACCATCTTTTTTTATAGGAATAATTGTTGAATCTTCAGACCATTCTGGGAGCATTTCTCTCATAGATGTAACTTCTGGTCTTGTTACACCATATAAAGCCCTAGCTCCTTCGTATATAGATATAGGTATGGCTGAATAAGTTATTCCTTGACCAACTAGAGTTCTATAACCCATTGCTGCATGAATAGGGTCTTTTATATCTTTTATGGCTTGTCTAGTTGTGTTTGCAACTGTTCTTATAATTTCTGCTGGAAAGGCTACGAAGTTACCAAGAGGCGATCTTCTGGATCCTTTTACAAAATCAGATACGTACGCATAGTTAGGTATAGTTTGTCTAACTCTTGCTGCAGCCTCTCTCATTATTTGTAATTTAGTAGGGGCTTGATTTGGTCTTATAATTTTACTTTTTATGGCGTTATTATAATTTCTTGATAACTGATTAAAGTATCCTCCAAAGTTAAAAATTCTCCAAACATCATCTTCAGCTATGTATGCGTCCTGTGCAAATTTCTGTGCTTTTTTAATTCCTTTACCAAATGTATTTAACAATCTATCTAAATTACCACCAGATTTTACAACATCATCAATAAGTCCCATTGTTTCTCTGTAAGCAATGTTTTGATTAACCACACCTTCATCTAATAAAAATCTATATAGTGCTTGGTTGGTCGGTAAGTTTCTTGAAAACAATTGTGGTTGAATTGTTGCAAAGGCTCTTCTTAAATTTTTCCAAGTTTCTGCTGGTGGTGCTATTAAATTACCTGTGTGTAGTGTAGTGATAGCTCCAGAAAAAAAGTTACGTGCGTGAGTAAATGGACCTAAAACTGTTTTAGCCATTTGTGTCAAACCTTTTGGAATCATAACTAACATTTGATATGGTAAACTTCTTGTAAGTAAACTTTGGGCTACCTTATCTCCTTCTCTAATTGCTTTTGCAAAATCAGCTCTAGTATACAGACCATCAAGTGGACTTGTGTATGTTAAATCTCCAAGAGGGTTATCTAATTTTAATCCCTGACTACCTTCAATTATATCTCTACCTTTAAATCTACTGTTATTAGGCATTGCAGCTCTAGCTGCGGTGTATGTTTTGTAAAACATACCTGGTTCTCCTCTAGCTTTTGCAGCTTTATCTCCAGCTTTTAAAGCGTTGTAAAATTTATCTTTACCAAGTATTTCTCCTAAATCAGTCATAGTGTTAACAACTATATTTCTACCATCTTTGTACGAACCAAATAATTTATTAAATGCAGCAAAGTCTCCTTTGGTTTGTATCAATCCACCAGCTTTGTCAGGCTTAAATTTACCACCACCTGTTACGTTTTCTGCCATGTTCTTCAACTGTGTTCCTTTGTCAGACAACATACTTTTAGGCGCAAATATAAATTCTGGTGCTTTTGTAATTTTACTTCTTTTAACGTTTTCTAAAATAGAATTTACTTCCTCTCTAGCATCGTCAATGTTATATCTTCTGTTGTCATTCTCTCTCGCTCTTTTTACAAGAATATTAGCAACCTCTTCTTTAGTTTCTCTTGTTGGTTTAAAAGCACTGGTTAAAAATCCTCTTCTTGAGCTATCAAATATTTTATAGTCCGTCCCAACAAAATTTTTAAACCTACTATTTAAGATGTCATTAAATTGTTTAGCTCCGACGTTTAAATTTTTACCCTGTAAAACTTTATTTTTTATAGCGTTTACAGAAGTTTTATATCTAAACATGTCCCTAATCAGATCGGATATAGCTTCATTTTTCATTCCTAATTTATTTAAACTATCTTTAAATGCTTTTACATTTTTCTTACCAAAACCCTCAAAAATAATTCTACTTTTTCTTATGGTGTCCTTACCTGAGTCTAAAAAATCTGATAACACTTTACTAGCTGTTACTGGATTACCAAGAGCATCATTAACTACGTCTCCTTTTCTACTTATTGTTTTTAATTGAGTATCTATGTCTTTAACAAAATCATCAGCTAATAATCTAACTCTTGATTTGGTTCCTTCTAACTTTTGAATAGCGTCTTGTAATTCTTGAGTTCTAAAACTTCTTGTTCTAAATGGTTGAAATAAATATCTATCAATCCATCTCTCAATTTGACTATTGCTGTAAGCTAATTGTTTACCTCTGTTAACTGCTAATCTACCTAAATATCCTACACCTTGAGCAAAAGGTATAATTGGAAAACCTATTTCAGCACCAAACTTAAGTTTGTTAAGAAGTTTTCTCATTGCTTCATCTTTTGAAGTTTTTTTCTTATCTCTATCTAAAGCTGTAATTTCGCCTGGTTCAAAAAATATATCGCCAAACGTACCAATGTCTTCTGCTTTCATTATAACAGCGCCAGTTCCAATACCACCACCAACAGTTACACCAACAAACTTATCTGTTTTTGATAATTTATTTAAGTCTCTTACTTTTTTTGCAGTTTTGTATAGATCTTTACTTTTAGTGCTAACGTAAGTTCCTTTCGACATTGTGTTAACAACTTTGTCTGCAATATTTCTTGCATGCTTACTAGCTATGGCTATACCTTTAGCAGCAGGTTTACCTGCAAATTTAGCTGCTCCATATATTTGAATCATTGCTTCTGTAATTTTACCTGTGGCTGTGGCTCTAGCTCTTTCTTCAGATTCTTTTAATATTACTCCTAATATAGACTTTTCTATAGAATTACTTAATTTTGCTACTTGTCCTTCATCTACTTTTTCACCCTCTTCGGCAAACGCATCTTTTATTTCAGCACCTAAATAAGCAAAACCAAGAGGTATTTTAATAGCTCCACTTATCATGGCACTACCTACAGATTCACCTAGACCTACTTCATTTGTAATCTTATCATCACCCCAATCTAATTTTTCGTTTTCAAACAAAACTTTAGGAACTGTTTTTTTCTGTGCTCTTCCGTCTGTGCCTTTTTGTTCAGCTTGCTTTCTAGTTATTTCAGCTTTCTGTTCTTCTACTTTTTTTAACGCTTCGCCTATACCGTACTTATCGGCATATCTTTTAAACTTAAATGCGTTATCTAAAAGATTTTCAATTTTATCTTGGTCAGATTTTGTGACGTTTGTAATCTTTTCAAAGAAGGATCTTTCTTCAGCCATTTATCCTCCTACTCTGTGGTTACTGGAACAAATTGATTGCTTGTAAATGTGTAAAATTTTCCGTCTAATAAATTATAATATTTGAGACCATCTATGTAGTCTCCTTCTTTCACTCTTTCAGAAACACTATAAATTCCATCTTCGCTTTTTTCTCCCAAAGAGTCTCCAAATATGTATTTTTGTTGTGGGTCTAAATCTTCTTTTGATACACCTGGTATTCTACCATCATTAACGTTTTGAATGGCTATAGATAAAGATTTAGCTGAATCATAATCACCTTGAAACTGTTCATCTCTTAATAATATTTCTATTCTATTATTTATTTCTGATTTTCGTGCTACATCAGGAGCTAGTTTTCCAGATTTAGAATATATCTTACCTGACATGATTGCGTTTAACGCTCCATCTTTATCATTGTAAAATTCACTTTTAGGATTACCAGCCATTATCTCTGCTTGTTTCTCTACGTCAGCCATATCGTCATCATCCAAAGCTTCTAATGCAAGAGCAGCTTTTGTTGCTCCAGTTTGTTGCTGTTGTTGCATGAACCGTCCAAAGGGTTCCCTAGCAGATGCAGCAGCTGTAGCTAAGATATTACCTCTTGGTACACCTGATGCTAAATTTAAACCAAAGTCTATTAAGAATTGATTTAGGTTTGGTCCTGGAATTAATGAAGAAATTAATCCTAATCTTCTTTTTAATCTATCGTTGCCTGTTAGGTCAGGTTGGTTTCTGTAATCCATTGTAATTTCTGTAGAGCCAGGTTTCATACCTTTTATCTGCACACCTCTGTTGTCTGTGCCTGATTGATATCTCTGTCTCATACCATCCATGATGCCAACGTTTTCAACGTCGCCACCCATTTTGAACATAGGTCGTTTTAAAATACGCTTCATCATATTATGGATTCCTTTTACCAAGTATATTGGCTAAAGAGTTTTGACCAGTTACTGTTCCATAGATACCTGCTAGTGTTGAACCTACACCAAGAGCTGTTTGTAATGGTGTTGGGTTAGGTATATTTGTTGTCGTTGTTCTAACTGGATATCCTCCCATCAATCCTGTTACACCTGAACCATAGAAACCAACTCTTTCTTGTGGTTCGAATGCTGCCATTCTAGCTGCTTCTCTGCTAGCATCTAGTTGTGCTTGTGCTTGAGCCTGTTGTGCTGCGCCCACTTGACCCAATGTTGCTATATCAGCTCTTTGTAATGATGGTTGTAAGCTAGCTAAACCTGTATCAAATTGAGCTAAACCTAATCTTGATTGTGCAAGTCCTTGTCTGTTTGCTAAGTCTTGTTGTCGTCTAGCAACAGCTTCTTGAAAACCTTGCTGTAATAATTGTGCTTGTAATGCAGCTCTTTGTCTATCTGATTCCGATCCAAACTCGGAAAGTTGTACTCCTGCTCTACCAGCGCCAAGTACACCAAGTGCTGCTTGTTGGTCTTTAATTCTTTGTTCTTGTATTTTTTGTTGTCTATCAAATTCTGTAAGAGTTGCATCAATAACTTGTGATTGAAAAGGAGACATGAAATCTTGAATTGTTCCTGCTCCTGTACCTGCACCAGCTCCTAATAATGCCTCTGCTCCTGCAATTCCTGTAGCAGCTTGACTTGCTTGTTCTTGTGCTGATGTTAAAAAGGGTGCAAAAGATCCAACACCTGAAGCTGCTAAATCTGCTGCTTGTGTTTGTAATGCATCTTGTGCTGCAACTTGTGGTGCAAAAGGTGCTTGACCTGCTCGTGTTTGTTCAAATGTTTGAAACCTTTCTTTAGCAAGATCTTGACGTCTTTGAAACGCTTCATCTGTTTCTAGTTCACCTGTAGCAGGATCTGTTCTTTTTGTTAACTGACCCGATATATCAGCTGCTAGTGCTGGTAATCCCGTAACACCAATAAGCGACTTGGCAAAATCTTTACCAATATCTTCTATAAATGGTGCGGGTAATGTTCTTTGTTCTTGAATTGCCATTATGCTACTTTGTTCTCCAGGTTTTTCATTGTTTTATACATTATATCTGCGCCTCTATCAACACTTCCTCCACCTGCTGCTCTAACCGCATCAGCTGTGAATACGAACTCATTCTTAGATAGTCTTGCTGGCACATCATCTGCCTTTTCTTTAGCCCCTAGTGGCACAAATCCACCACCTCTAAGGTCCATTTCGTTACCACCAAGATTCATAAGACCGCCTTCTTGAGCTGTCATTCTATCTGGTTCTTCAACTTTGGACATTCTATCAAATTCTTCTCTAGCTTTATCTGCTGCATCTTTAGGGGATAAACCTAGTTCTAAATACTTTTCAAAAAGACTCTCTAAAATCTCTTGGTTTTCTACGTTAGATGCCATCATGATACCTGATGGTTTTTCTTTAGGTGCATCTTCAATATCTCCACCTTTTTCAGCAAATCTTCTAGGACCACCATAAAATGCTAATAAATTTTGAAACTCTGGGTCTGATCTAACTGTTTTTGGTAGTTCTTCTTCCTCTTCTTCATCTTGTTTAGATAAAGCTCCTGCTGCTAATGATGCTGCTGTAATAGCTCCAAAAGGACTAATATTATCAAGTGCAAACTTTTTAGCAGCGTCTCTTAACAAGAAATTTCTTAAAAATCCTGACCCTTTTATACCAGCAAGTTTACTACCAAACATTGTACTACCTGATGCAAAAGGACCTGCACCTAAACCATATGCACCTAATCCTGTAAACAATGCAGCCTTACCTATTGGTGACTTTGCAACTTTTTTAATAGCTCTTGTAGCTTTCTTTACAATACTACCTAAGCCATATCCTTCTCTTACTTCACCACCGTCAGCGAATCTTGCTCCGTATAGTCTTAATATATCATCAAACTCACCTTTTGATTCTTTTTCAGCAACCTCTGTTATTG